TATCTGCACCTAACATTGATGCCCAAAGAACTTCTTCAATCGCATGAACGACATTACTGCCGCCCCAACCACCATTTGCTCCTGACGTCTTTGTAGAAGCAAAAGGTCGTGCATATGTTGAAAAGGACCACTCACCTGGAGCAAGAGAGTCGTTAAATGCTCTTCGTCCTCGTCGACTTCCTCCGCCCGAAGCTTCCATTTCGTTCAGAGTAATCTCTGTTGCGTTTGTCGCTTGGGAAAAGCTATAGCCGTCCAATACTGGAATATTAAAAACAGTACCATTAAATTCGGCATAGAGCTTTGTATCGCGACTAAAATATAAAAATTGTGCCATAGTTTTCTCCTATGTTCCTTGAAAAGACTTGGACCTGAACTTTTGCTCGTGCCAGTATTTTCTAATATCGAACCTCTAGCAGCATTTCTCCAACTCCTAAAGGTTCCAATACGCCTTCGTCAGTATCAATACTTACAATACTAATTTGGTGTGTAAATTGAGTAGCTCCTTGTTTATCTTGATACTGTAATCGTGAATTACTTTCTATTACTGCTTCAATATCTTCCATTAATTTATCAAGAGCATTTTGTGAATCTTCGTCTTTTGTTGAAGTTTCTACATATGCACGAACTGTAATACTTAAAAATCTATCTTTATATCCACCGCCTTGATACTCTCGTGTTTCAGACCCGGCATTTAGATGGACTGCAGGAAATTCTGCAACCTCATCCCAAAATAGTAATCTAGTTTTTACATTTCCTGCAAGATTTGTTAAAAAATCCCCCGTCCCATTAATAGTCTTTAACTTTTCTGCTATTGCTTTTACAATTTGCTGTCTTCGGGTTGTATATGTACGAGACATCATTCTCTCCTAGTGTAAAATCTTCCGATAGCAAATTGTGCTGCAATCTCTCTTATAGACCTATCTATGAGAGTTCGTGGGTCTCTTTCTCCGCTTGCCCAAGGTGGAGCGCCTGCTCCTACCTCAAACACTTGATATGGCTCTTTTTGATAAGTATAACCAAAACTTGGAAAACCTTGAGGAGTTTTTACTACATCTGTTAATCGAACACTGTTTGCAAATCTACCTGTTTGGTTTACTAAACCCGGTTCTCCCATATTCTTTCGTACAGTTTCTGGTAATTTTTGATTAATCAATCCTATTAACTGTAAGGGATTACTAGAAACTCCTTTGCTAACTTTTCTACTTCCTGCAACTCGCTTTCTTCGTATACTCGTACCTTTTTCTGTTTTTGTTTTTGCTCGTTTATACGCAGGACTTATGTCTAATGTTGCACTTGTTTGTGGTTTTTTATGTCTAAAATCTTCTGACTTTACTTTTAAAGATTTTTTGGATTTAAAAGTACCAATAATTTTAGTACCTGCATTTTTTCTATACCCTTCAAGTAAGCTGTCTGAACCCGATAAAGTGGCAATTTCAGTTTTTAAAATTTTTAGACTTTTATCTAAATCTTTTCGTACTTGTCGTGCCCATGATCTTTCTTGTTTTTGAGCTGCTTGATTATCGTATCTACTTTGAATTGTTACAGTTGCAACTCCGCTTCTTGAATCTTTAAAAATTAAAAAGTTTCTTTCTATTCCCGGGAGCTTTGATAGTTGCTGTCCCATCTCTGTAGGGTTTGCAGATTGATTCTGTACTGCATCAAAAACTGCATTATTTATTTGCTGTCTTGCGTTTGCACTCTCACCTAAGTGTCCAAACTCAAAAACATCTGCACCTGTTTTCATTTCTCTTACTTTTTTACTACCAGGTGTTGTGCTATTTCGGTTTAGTGACTCTAATTTTAATCCTTTTAAAATATTTTGATACATCTCCTCTAAATGATCTCTGTAGAGATTAAAAAGCATTGCATAAATATTCTGTCTTTTACCTTCCGGCTGTGTAATAATGGCTCTGAAAATTTTACTATTATTTATTTTTATTGTTATTGCTTCTTTCCATTGTTTATTATTATTCTTTTTATCTATTACACTTTGCTTTGCTCTTGTAAAAAATTTATCAATTTCATTGCTTATAGCTTGTTTATTTTCTTTATACATTGTTCCCTTTTGCTTAGAGGGAATATTTACTGCTCTAAAGATGGTTTTTCTCATTTCATCTTTCATTGCTTGAGGATATATAACAAAATCGTGTGTTAAAAATTGTCCGGTACCTTTTCTATACTCTGGACTTGTTGTTTTTAACTCATCATCAAGTTTTTCTAAAAAAGCGAGTAATCTTTTCTGAGCCATTAGTAGTTTTTATACATATCAAGTATACGTTTTATATGATCTGGAAAATCTACATTGTCTCGAAGAGACGTTGTAGGATTTTGCTGTCTACTCGCTCCGGCAATTGTTTGCCGTGGTTTATGCTCTCCTCGAAAGTAGTATGTTATTAAATCAATTACTGCAAGTTTTAAATCTGCTGGGACTGACTCATAGCCCGCATAATATGTTATCTCCACTGCTCCAGGACCGTCTTTAAATATTGTTCCTGGAACTCGATAAATTGAATCAGTATGTGTATCTACATAATAGTCTTGGTTATTTACCAGAGTTGTATAACTGTCGGTAAGACTACTTCTTTCTTTTACTACAATTGGCTTTCCGCTTGTTACAATAACAGGATTTTCAGAAAGTTGAAGTACTTGTACAGCATAAGGAGGATTAAAAGTTTCTACTTTGGCTCCGTCTCTTCCATTGCCTGTAGTATCATAGTGGTCTAAAAACGTATTATTACAATAAGTTTTTACTAATTGACTTACGGACGTTATAAAAGTGCTTAAAGTAAAATCAACTTCAATATTTGTAGCTGATAACCCCGCAACTTTTTTATAGTCTGTTATCGATATTAATTCACTAATTGCCATGATAAGTCCATTAGTAAAAACTTGGGGCGGCGAACCACCCCTCGTTTTTATAAATATTACGATTAAGCGAAAGGTAAACGAACAGCAACTCGTTCGCCTGCAGTAGTACCAGGATAAATCTTATGGAAACCCCAAGATTGGGAAGCAACAAGATCAGTCCGCTGATTAAGTACTGAGTAATCAGTTTCGATACTAACACCCTTGAGCCGTGGTATTAAGAAAGCATCTACAT